GGACAGTATCGGCTGATATTTCCAGAGATGAGCAAATTCATGTCGCTTGCAACAGTTTGGTTTGTGCTGATATGGGTCTACGCCCTAGCTCTTCTTTGGACAAACTTAGGAAAGCTACAATTAATTGGATCTTTGAACCATTGGCTGACATAGCACCTAACAAATATTTAAGCAGAAAATTTTGGACTGATTCAAGTGATCGTCTAATGTACGAAGGCAAAGCTCCACAGCTTGCCGACACTAAGCGCGCCCGCATGCCCGCATTTTTTGAACATGCAAACACCAACTTACCCAAGTACGCTTGATTGGGGACGCATCGAGAAGATCATTGATGAACTCGATCAACAGTTTCCAGACAAGTTTCCAGACCATACACTATCAGAGAAAGAAATATCTTTTAGGGCTGGTCAATTATCAATTATACGTATACTAAAAGAAAAATTTAAAGGAGAATAATTATGTGTATTGGAGGATTATTTGGTGGAGGAAGGAGAAACCCTGAACCACCCCCAACACCTGCCCCACCAACCCCACCACCCGCACCAGCACCTGTGCAAACAGCACCAACACCTTTACCAGAAACACCAACTCCTGCTCCTGTAACAGAAGATCAGACTAAGAAGAAGGCAAAAGTAAAAGCTAAAAAAGTAAGTACAAAGAAAAAAACTGCAGGTACTACTAAATTAGCTACTAAGAAACCAGCAACAGGTGGACTAAAAGGTATTAACACTGGACAAGGTGTTAACATTGGTAGTAGTGGACAAGGTACAGGTACATACGGAGGCTAATGAAAAACGCACGGCAACGATACAATGAGCTATCAAGTCACCGTGAACAATTCTTAAATGTTGCTTATGAATGTGCAGAGCTAACCATCCCTACACTCTTAATGAGAAATGAAGGTGATGCTCTGTACAATAGCTTTCAAACACCTTGGCAATCAGTCGGAGCTAAAGGAGTAACTACGTTAAGTTCAAAGCTCATGCTAGGACTCCTACCTCCGTCAACCAGTTTTTTTAAACTACAATTGGATGATTCTAAAATAGGTGTAGAAATACCACCCGAAGCAAAGAGTGAACTAGATCTTAGTTTTGCAAAGATAGAACGTATGATTATGGATAGCATAGCTGCCTCCACAGACAGAGTTCAAATATTTGCAGCACTAAAACATCTTGTTGTTACAGGCAACGCTCTCGTATATATGGCAAAGGATGGTATGAAAGTCTATCCACTAAACCGTTACGTAGTCGAAAGAGATGGTAATGGTAACGTGGTTGAGATAGTAACAAAAGAAAGAGTCAGTAAAAAATTATTAGGTCTGCCAGAAATAGAAGAAGAGAACAGTCCTAACGATGACTCCAAGGGTGACTATAAAGGTACAAAAGATGTAGATGTATACACATGTGTAAAGCTGTCTGGTAATGGTTGGCGTTGGCATCAAGAAGCTAACGATACTATTCTGCCTGACAGTGTAGGTAAAGCTCCCAAGGACAAGACCCCTTGGCTACCACTACGTTTTGTAACGGTAGACGGAGAGGACTACGGACGTTCTAGGGTAGAGGAGTTTCTTGGTGACTTAAAATCTTTAGAGGCATTGATGCAAGCTATCGTTGAAGGTAGTGCAGCAGCAGCTAAAGTTGTGTTTACTGTATCACCTTCAAGTACGACTAAACCAGCAGCACTAGCTAACGCAGGTAATGGAGCTATTATACAGGGTAGACCAGACGACATAGGAGTTGTACAAGTAGGTAAAACTGCTGACTTCCAAACTGCATATCAAATGATTAACATGCTAGAGAAAAGATTAGCTGAGGCTTTTCTTGTCTTATCAGTACGTCAGTCAGAAAGAACTACAGCAGAGGAAGTTAGAATGACACAGATGGAACTAGAGAGACAGCTCGGAGGCTTGTTCAGCTTGTTAACGACAGAGTTCCTTATACCCTACCTAAGACGTAAGATGCACACTCTTACAGCTAGTAAGAAAATTCCAGTATTACCTAGTGATTTAGTTAAACCTACTATTGTAGCTGGTATCAACGCATTAGGTAGAGGACAAGACCGAGAGGCTCTTGTACAATTTATAACAACCGTAGCCCAGACTATGGGCCCAGAGGCTTTAGCTCAGTTTATGAATCCTGACGAAGCCATCAAGCGTCTTGCAGCTTCACAAGGTATTGATATTCTCAATCTTGTTAAGAGTGTTGATGAACGTCAAGCTGACCAAGAGCAAGCAATGCAAGCACAACAAATGCAGTCCTTAACTGACCAAGCTAGTAAATTAGCTAACGCACCATTGTTAGATCCTACAAAGAATCCACAAGCGTTAGAGGCAGTTGAAGGTGCTGCACAAGCACTACAACCACAGTAATTATGGCAGAAACAATCCGTTACGACACCTCAGATGACCCAGTAGCAGCACAGGCAATAGCCGAAAAAGAAGCTGAATCTCTTAAGGTTGGTGAAGAACTTATGGCCAAGCAAGAAAAAATGCTTGCTGGTAAATATAAGAGTCCCGAAGAATTAGAGTCAGCTTACCTTGAACTACAAAAGAAACTAGGTGAGTCTCCAACAGAGGAGGCAGAACCTGAGTCTGAATCAGAATATCAATTATACACTGATGATGGTAATGTCAACTATGAAACAGCTAACGAACTTTACGGAGATCAATTAGGTAATCTATTCAAAAATAATAGTATAGACCCATTCGCAATGAGTAAACACTTTGAAGAGAATGGTGGTAAACTAAATGATGAAATGTATGGACAACTAGAAAAAGCTGGTTTATCTAAAAATGTAGTTGATAACTATTTAGATGGAGTGAGAAATGAAATTGGTTATAATCCTGAACCAGCAGAACCTGTACTATCAGAGGCTGATGTCAATGAATTAAAAGGTTTAGCTGGTGGTGAAGAGGGTTATAACAATCTTATGGAGTGGGCTGGTGATAACCTAGGTGAAGATGCAGCTAAAGATTATGATGCTGTATTAGCCACTGGTAACAAGTCAGCTGTAAAATTTGCAATTACTGCATTGTTAGGAAAATATGAGGATTCAATGGGACGTGATTCAAAAATAGTTACTGGTAAAGAGTCATCTACTGAAAACTACAGAAGTATGGCTGAGGTTGTCAGAGACATGAATAAACCTGAATACAGAACTGACGAGGCGTACAGAGATGACGTTCTCAGAAAACTTGCACAATCAAACTTAAAAGTATAGGAGATTAATTATGCCAATGGGTAAGGGTACTTACGGAAGTAAGAAAGGTAGACCACCTGCAAAAGGTAAGAAGATGAACAAAGGTTTATCTAAACTACCAGCTGCAGTAAGAAAAAAGATTTTAGGTAATAAGAAAAAATAATGGCTCGCAAGAAAGGTGTAAGTCTGTCTTTAGGTCGAGGTGAGAAATCCCGCAAGGGTGGGCTTACAGCTAAGGGCAGAGCAAAATATAATAGAGCTACGGGCTCCAATCTCAAGGCTCCTCAGCCAGGGGGTGGTGCTCGTAAGCGTTCCTTTTGTGCTCGCATGAAGGGAGTCAAAGGGCCAATGAAAAAGCCCAACGGAAAGCCAACCCGTAAAGCGTTGGCACTACGTAGATGGAAATGCTGATGAAAAAAGTTAATTCAGTTAATGTACAAGGGGCAAGCACCCCTGTTAAATATTACAAAGATAATAATAAGATTCTACCTTATTTTGGGGCAACTAGAATTGGAAAAATTAGACTTAAAAAAGTATAATGGCAGGTAAATCAAAATTCTCTACACCGTATTATGACGATCAAGATAAACTTAAAAAGTTTTCTAAAAATGCGGACAAAGTTTTTAAAAGAAACATAAAAAAAGTTAACAGTGTAAATGAGCAACCATAATGGCACACAAGAAAGGATCTAAGTGTGGCTGTAAACACGGAGGTAAGAAAAAGTAATGGCTAAATTATGTGCCCGTGGAAAGGCAGCTGCAAAAAGAAAGTTCAAGGTATACCCTTCAGCATATGCTAATGCGTATGGTGTGAAGGTATGTAAAGGACAAGTAAAATCTGGTGGAAAAAGAAAAACTGCTAAAGGATATACTAGAGGAAAGAGATGAGTTTAAAAAGATGGTTTAAAGAAAAGTGGGTGGACGTAAAAACTGGTAAGCCTTGTGGCAGACAGAAAGGCGAAAAGCGTAAAGGCTACCCCGCTTGTCGTCCATCTCGAAGAGTCTCTTCCAAAACACCAAAGACTACTAAAGAAATGTCTAGCGGTGAAAAAACAAGATTTAGAAAATCTAAAACAAGTTCACGTAGAATTAACTACAACCACAAACGAAGAAAAAAATGACACACCACAACCATGAAAACGATAAATGGCATGTTGCAGAAGAGCTTAATGGTCGCCTTGCCATGCTTGGCTTTATTGCTCTTATTGGTGCTTACGCCACAACAGGTCAGATCATCCCAGGAATTTTCTAGTCCTTATGATTGGAAGATGACATGTGACGATTTCATGTTATCAAAATATTCTGTGATGCAAGACCCACATCTTGATACACAGGCAAAGTACAAAATCATATCTTATCTTGAACAGAAAGTTATTGGTGAATGTACAAATCCATTAATGTAACGTCACAGCACGTAAATTGTTTAAAAAATTTTGCACAGTTTTAACACTGACAACAAATTTATTTATCATTGCTGGTGTTACTAGACACTGGCATAACAACAATCCACGTCCGTTCATCCCGCAAGGGACGCATGAATCCAAAGCATGGAACGGGGCTTTGGTATATGGAGATTACCATGACAGTAACTTACGTATATCGTGGCATTGCTTACACTAAAATTATCAAATGAATGACAGAGCAATTTGGTTTGGTATAATCGGTCTAGCTATTATAATGGGAGCTTTAGAATTAGCTCACATTCAAACGCATATGACAGAGAAACGACCAAATTATCATTTACATAAAGTAGTTCGTTAAGCGACATGGGAGGTGCAATGCCTCCCTCTACATTTGGTATTAGCCCTCTACGGAGGACACCTGATGCCGTCTAGACGGTGGGATAGACCACAAACAGCTTGAGTCTTAGCTGAAACAATTAAGATTCCTATAATTCTAGATCTAGAGACGATACATATAACCTTACAAAATAATGGCACAACAGTCAACAAACAATCCTGCT